AGGGCTATAGATAATCTATATATATATTCAGTTGAAAATATATGTGGAAAACCAAAGGAAGCATCGAGGTTTTTAGATGAACTTTTGTAATTCAGCTTGATTTTAGTCCATTCATTATATTTTATAAATTTAAATATAAAAGGATGAATGAAAATGAGTCGTATAAAACTATCAGATATTGTTAAGAAACAAGATAAAATAATAAAAAATGTGCATGAAGAATATATCAATTATTGTATTTCTATTGGTCAAACAGAAGGTACTATATATTCAAAACAACAATTCTTTAAATATACATTACCTAAAATAGTAAATGTAAATGATAAAATCTCTACTTTCACAAAAAATAAATTAGAAGATTATGTTATATATTTACGCAACAATAATTATTCAGGTAATTATTATCAGACTACTGTAATTAAATGTAAGGCGTTTTTAACATACTGTTTTAAGCATAGTTATCTCAAAGAATTTGAAGTCAAAATCCCTATAGTTACACAGAAAAAGAAAGATATATATTCAGAAGATGAATTAATTAAATTGTTAAAAAAACCAAATTTAAAAAAGTGTCTAGTGGGAGAATACAAATCATGGGTTACAGTTAGTTTCTTATTAGGAACTGGATGCAGGGCAACTACATTTTTAAATATATTAGTTAAAGATGTAGATTTTAATAATAAAAGTATATTATTCAGACATATGAAAATGAGAAAACAAATAACAGTTCCATTGTCTCCAACATTGGAAAATATTTTAAAAGAATATATAAATTTGTTAGATTTAAAAAATGATGATATATTATTTCCAAAGTTAAATAAAGAAAAAATGAAATATAACACTCTACACAATCAAATATGTATATATTGTAAACACAGAAATGTCAAAATGAAAGGTATAAATACATTTAGAAACACTTTTGCTACATTATTTATAAAAAATGGTAATAATAATATATATTTATTACAAAAATTGTTAGCCCATTCAGATATAAAACAAACAGAACGATATATTAATTTATTACCACTAGAAATGAAAGATGATATAAATAAATATAATCCATTAGATGTTCTATCTAAGAAAAATAGCAGAATGAAATTAAAAGTTAATGGGGGTGTTAGATAATGACTTATACAAGTTTTTATTCGGCATCTCAAAAATATGTAATTTCTAATCTTTCGGATAATGCTTTTAGAATATATCATTATCTTTTAAGCATGTGTTATGGTAAGAAAAATACATGTTTTCCTTCACAAGCTACTATTGCCAAAGCTACTCATAGGACAATAAGAACTATACAGAGAGGACTAAAAGAGCTAGAGCAAAAAGGGATAATAAAAAGTAGGCGTAGAGGTTCTACAAGTAATTTATATACTGTGCTAAAGAAAGTACAATTACAAGCTAAAGAAGTTGTATCTTCTGCTACAGAAAAGGTAGAAAATACTATTAAGAAAGTTAAAAATAGTTTCTATAACAATACATTGTGAATCAAAATTCTACAAAGGAAATAGAAGAAACTAGAAGCAAGAAGAAGGTAAGCAAAGGCAATAAAAGTGATAAAAAGTTACTCACTATTGCTAAAAATGTTGTAAAAACAGGCAATCCTACCGAACAAAATACTAGTCATACTATATATGGTTCTATGGCGGATTTAGATAATGCTAAAGCTATTTATGGTACAGATGGTTATAATTATGTTGATATATCTAAAATGTCAGCAGAAGATAGAAATAAAATAAAAATGACTTCTAATGATAGGTTAATAGGTGGAGATGCGGTTACATTTGGTATAGATCCTAATCAAAATGGTGGATCTGGCTCTAGATTGTGGGGACAAGATAGGAATTCAACAAAGGAACAAATAGCACAAGATGCAATTGATAATGGTGGTACATATGTAATAGTTGGTTCAGGTACAGATTTAGTTAATGCGAAATCATCATTCGGAGACAAATATAGATATATTCCTGTTGATGGATGGACTGAAGAGCAATTCTCTAAATTAAATCTAAGACCAGGAGATTTAGTTGTAGATGGTCAAGGTATTACACCAGGATTAAATCTTAATGGAGCGACTAGATTAGGAGGGGCAAATAGACAGGATACTGCTAAAAATATACTTGATTATTCTAGTGGAGAAATGGCACAGAAAATTAAAGTATATGCTACAGGTGCAGATTATCAAAATGCTATAAAGACACTTGATTCCAGTTTATATGATGTGATAGATACTGCAAAAATGGAAGTTGATAAGATACAATTAAATGCTAGTGATAAAGTAGTCGGAGGAGGACTTGCTAATCAATTACAAGGACAGATTCAACAATCTGGTGCTACTGCAATTTATGGTAAAGACAGAAATGCTACATTAGCCGAATTGGAAAAGTTTAAAAAAGGGAATCTCTCTTTAGAAACCAAATATGATCAATTAACGACACAACAAAAAAATACCGCCACTACCCAGCAGACTGTTATTGTAAAAGATGCACAGACGAATGAATCTTATGCTATTAATGTGGGAGCGAATACTAATTTAGCAACAGTCACACAAAGTATGTCTAATATCAATGATGTTACTTATAATGGTATGGGACAAATGGTTGTAACAGTACAAGACAATGTAAATCAAGCAATAGATGCAATAAATCAATTATTAGCAGCACAAGCAGCAGCAGGAATAAGTCCAGGATCTTATTCTCCTACACAAGTTGGTTCAGTTGATACTAGACCAGTTGTTTTTGCCAAAGGTTCAGATGCAGCTATATTAAAAGCACAATATGGAGATTCAATTAATATACAATATGGTACTGGGTTTAGTGGCCAAGCAGGTACTACTAGATATGATACAAATAAAACATATCAGGATTACTTAGCTACAAATTATGGTATTGTACCTACTAATAAAAATGTAGATTTAAGTAAATTTGATACAGGTGGATATACAGGAGATTGGGCAGGTGATAGTGGTAAATTAGCAGTATTACATAAAAAAGAGATGATATTGAATCCAAATGATACTGAGAATTTTATGATTTTGGTAAAGGCATTGGAAGAAGTTAATGATGAACAATTGAATATGACTCATAATATAGTGCCATTTACTGCATCGGATTTAAGCGGAAATATCAGTAATATATCAAATGATAATTCATCTACACAAGAAATAAATATAAATGTTGCTAAAGTTGAATTTCCAAATGTTATTAATAGTGATGATATAATAGATGCTTTTACCTATAAATTACCTGCAAAAGTGGTTAAGATGCAATAATATTTAAATAGAGTAGATATTCAGTTATCTACTCTATAGTTTGTAATAAAGTATAATTAGACAAGATGTTAGTATATATTTACATTAAATGTATTTATAAAGGAATTTTGCTAAATGTTGATATAATATTAATATAATGTTAATATTATATTAAAAATTATACATTTAGGGAGATGCTATATATGAATAAAAGAATAATGAAGATGATTGTATTAGTAGCAACTTTTTTATTTATAATGCCTTTTTATAAAGTTTCTGCACAATCTTCTAAATACTACAATGTCACTAGATTATCAGGACAAGATAGATATGAAACGTCTTTTAATATTGCTAGTCAAGTCAATCCAGGAGTAGCAAATAGTATAATAATAGCTAGTGGTAAAAATTTTCCAGATTCATTGGTTGGTGCTCCACTTTCTAAAAAGTTAAATGCACCTATATTACTAGTAGATGATTTCAATAGTGGACTAGTATATAAGAGCTTAGATTATATAAGTAAACATTTATCTGAAAATGGGACTATATATTTGCTCGGTGGAGTAAGTTCGGTAGGCAATAATGTAGTTAAGCAACTTCAACAATCTGGATATAGTAATATTAAAAGATTAGGTGGTACAGATAGATTTGATACCAATAATATAATAGTTAATCAAATGAGCGTTAAGAATGGTACTCCAGTAGTTATTGTAAATGGATTTAATTTTCCAGATGCTTTAAGTATATCAGGCATTGCAGCATCTAAGGGTTATCCAATATTTATGAGTAATGCTAATAATATACCACAATCTATAGTTGATAAAATATCCAGTATAAATCCATCTAAAGTTTATATGATTGGTGGCACTGCTGTTTTAAGTGATAATGTTAAGAACAAACTAAAAAGTAGCTTATCAGGCATAGAAGATTCTGATATCATTAGAATTAATGGTAAAGATAGATATGATACATCTTTACAAGCTGCTAAATATTTTAAATTGGATTCTAAATATGCAATCTTATCTAATGGTAGAAATTTTCCAGATGCATTATCAGGAAGTGCATTGGCTGCAAAACTGAATGCACCAATAATACTTACAGATGGAAAGAATATAAGTAATCAAAAAAATTATATAGATTCTTCAGATTATAGTAACGTTGTTATTCTAGGTGGACAAGGATCTGTATCTTTAAATGCAGAAAACAATTTTAATGGAATAAAATTAGATATTGGTGGAACTTTTAAAGGTGAAAAAATTATTGATTTAAAAACTATGGATATAAATAATGATGGGAAAATAGAAAATATGATACTTACTAATAATCCTAATGATAAGTATAATGTAAAATTATACTTACAAGATGCTTCAAATGGACAAATATTTGGATCAAAAGTTGTGGGAGATAGTTATTTTGGATATGGACAAATTATGTTAGCAGATATGACGGGAGATGGATTACCTGAGATAATATCTGTAGCTCAAGAAGGTGGCAATACTGGAAATGAAACTTGTGATGTTGAAACTGTGGAAGGGAATAATTTAACTAAAATAGATAATTATAATGATGGTGAGAATCCAAAATTAGAATCTAATATAAGTCAAGATAACGTGTCATTTCAATTAAATGGATATGATGAACTTGAAATAAATTCAAATAATTTTAATAAAAGTTATTCTATAGATTTAACCAATGATCAAGGTATGCAATCAGCTAAGGAAAATGGAATAGATGTACAACCATATATTTCAGATGGCCCAATATACAGTTTATATAATATAGATGGTAGTGGTATATCTGGATTGAAAATGTCTAGATATATATCAGGAAGTTGTCATGCTGATAGTTTGGGTGGATTTGATGCTTATTATAAATATGAAAATAGTGGTATGAAACTTACCAATATAGATTTTAATAGTAGATATCCTATGACACAGAACTAAGTATATTTTTGAAAATATGATAGTTATTAAAAAGAGAACTTATAGCGATATAGGTTCTTTTTTTATACAAAAAATTAATAATGGAAAGGAATGATAGAATGAAAAAAAGTGTACCTACTAAAATAAAAAAGATGCTAAATGGAAATAATCAGAAGTTATCTTACTTTGTTAAATGGTATGTGGATTCAGATAGAAGTAAAGAGAGTTATGATAAAGAAATAAAAAATAATTGTGCGGTAGAATTTGAGACAGCCATGTCAGATTGGTTGATGAGAGAAGATGTCCAGGAAGCAATCAAGGCATACCTGAAGAGTTCTCAAACACTAAAAATGTTAGATATTTACAATAGTATGTATAATAAAGCAACGAAAAAAGGTGATGTTAATTCTGCTAAATGGTGTGAGGATTTCTTTAAATCAGATTTCTTTGGAAATAGCGAAGATGAAATTGACAATTACTTAAATGGAATAAATATACCTGGACTGAAAGGAGATAATAAATAATGAATTTATCGATGGAAAGTGTTAAAAAAATAAAATATCTTTGGGAGGATGGAAATGAGATTGAATGGATACAAGCATTTATTAAGATAGTAGATAAAAATGCCAAATTAGTTCCTTTTATACTAACACCTGAACAAAGAAAATTTGTTGAAGGATTATGTAAATATATTATTGTACTCAAATCAAGGCAATTAGGATTAAGTGTTTGCACTGTTGCCTTATCAATAAGACAATGCATGTATATCCTAATAGTAATTGTTTACTTGTTAGTCACGATCAAAAATCTTGTAATGCGATATTTGATAAATTAAAGCAGCAGTTTAATTCTCTACCAGATTGGTTGAAACCAAAAACAATAGCCAATAATAGAATGGAAATAAAAATGGAAAACGGTAGTAAAATAACTTGTGTATGTGCTGGAAACAAGGATATAGCTAGAGGTGATACACTGCATTTAGTACATCTATCTGAGTTTGCCTTTTGGAAAGATCCTAAAAGACAATTAAACTCTATTACTCAGGCACTAGCACCAGATGGAAAATTGATAATTGAAAGTACTGCAAATGGAATGAATTATTTTCATGATCTATATTTTCAAGCAAAAAATAATGAAAATAGCTATAAATCATTCTTCTTTAATTGGATTGATGGCAACACATTATTTAAAAAAGATTATACAAATAGTGTAGAGATATATAAAGCTAAAAACAATAATAAATTACTTGTAAATGAGGATTTAGATGATGAGGAAAAAGAATTAGTGAAATTAGGATCATCAATTGAGCAATTGATTTGGAGACGTCTCAAAATTGCTAGTGGAGGACTTGATGCTTTTCATATGGAATATCCAAGTCAAGATATTGAGGCCTTTATTTCAACTGGTCAGAACATTTTCTCAAACAAAAGGATTGTACAAATACAGAGATCTATTCATAAAAACAATTATATAAAGAAAGATAATATAACTGATTTGCCTAATGATTTAAAAAAATATTATGACAGATCATTTTTTATTTATAAATTAAAGAAGCCAAATGTTAAATATTACATAGGTTGTGATCTTAGTGAAGGGGTTGGCCAGGATTATTCTGTATGTGAAGTATTCAATGAAGATGGTGAACAGGTAGCAGAATTTTACAATAATAAAATAAAACCATATCAGATGGCAGAAATAATTAATACATTAGGACTTTATTATAATAAAGCATTGTTAAATATTGAACGTGCTAGTGGTGGTAATAGTGTTATAGAAAGATTAAGATATAACTTCAAATATATGAGAATATATAAACAAAAAATGTTTGATGAAAATAACAAGGTAATATCTAGGTTGGGATTTGATACTAATTCTAAAAGCAAAGGAATTATTATTAATGATTTTGTTGAAATGTTTGACGAAGGTCAAATAAAAATTAATTCTGTGAGAGTATTACAAGAAATGCAGGTATTTCAAATTAATGATAATGGTTCTATGGGTGCAGTATCTGGACAACATGATGATTCTGTAATGGCAACAGCATTAGCGTTATATGCTATAAAGCATGGAGTAAATTATAAATGGTAGTGAAAGGAATGATAAAATGGATATAAATGAATATATAGATAAACTATACAATAATAATCCAGAATGGTTTATAGATGAAGTAAATCAAGGTTCTAATTTACAAAGGGTTAGTAGAGTTATAAGAAATAAAGAATATTTGCATGGAGTACATAAAATAAAAGAGAAAAAAGATATGCAGTTTAAGGGTAAAACATATATAACTAAGAAATTAATAATAAATGAAGCAAAGACAATATTAAATTTCCATAGCACATATTTATTAGGGAAACCGTTATCTCTGGTTGGCAGCGAGAATAAGGTAAAGGAATATCAGAACATCTATAGGAAAGGTAATTATAATGATATTGATTTTGATATAATTGATAGCATAGGCAAATATGGAGATGCTTATGAATATTCATATTTAGATAAAGATAAGAATATATGTAGTAAATTAATTGATAGTGAATATTCATATCCTGTTATTACAGAAACAAATGAATATGTTGCTTTTATAGAAAATTGGACTATAAATGGAATTGATTATTATAATGTGTATTATCCAGATAAAGTCGATAGTTATAATAATAAAAATGAAAATATTAATTTGATATCAAGTAGTCCCAACGTAAGTGGATTACCTATACACTATCATAATAAAAATGATATCGATCCTAATTTTGGGGTATCATTGCTTTATGATATGATTCCAATATTAGATGAGCTTGAGGATTTATTATCTAAATTAGGAGATGGTATATATACTTTATCATTATCTCCAATACCAACCGTTGTAGGGCAGCAATTAGAAGGCAGCATAGATAAAGATGCTGTTGGATATGCTGTGTCCCTTGAGATGGGTTCAGATATGAAATATGTTAATGCTAATATGGATTATTCAACTATCAAGATGTATTTAGATATAATTAATCAAAAACTTAATATGGTTGCTCATATGCCCTCAATTGTTGGTGGGAATACCAATATATCTAATGTAAGTGAAGTATCGTTAAAACTCCTATATCAATTAGCAGATGTATATTCTATGGTACAGGAGAAATGTATTAGAAAAGGATTAAGAGAAAGATTTAAAATATTTGATAAGTTATTAGCATTGAAGGGTATTACATTTAATGATGATGATTATGTATCTGTAGAATTTAATTATAGTAGACCTGTGAATGCTCAAGAGCTATTAGATGAGTTGAATGTCCAATATGGAATGGGTGCTATATCCAAGAAAACTATAATAGAAAAGAGTCCTATAACAACAGATGTATCACAGGAAATGGATAGATTAGCATCTGAGAGTAACAATAGTGGTAATGATACGGATAATCATGATAAGGTTAACGTAAATAATGTTGATAAGAGCATTGTTAACTGATATTTAATAATTGGTTAACTAATATTAGATTAAACTGACTAGTCAGTCAGTTTTTATAAGCACAAGATATTTCATAAGATAAAATAAATTTTAAAAAATATATGTAAAAAATTTGAAATGATTATTGACTTGAAATAAATGGAATAAGATTTATCAATGTAACACTTCACTTTACTAAATCAAATGAGTAATAAGTATATAATTTGTTTGTAATATAGTTCAAATAGACTATACTGTAGACAAACCAATACAATATATTTATATTAGTTTGTTTAAAATTAATTTAAGAATTATTGAACTAAAGTTTGTAGATATACTTGAATTTAAACGAACACATTGCTATAATAAGTGTATAGAAATATATTGCTTATTATAGTGGAGGGTTTTATTATGAATATAGGATATATAAGGGTATCAACAGTGGAACAGAACGAAGGTAGACAATACGAGTCCATGAAAAATTTGGGGATTGAGAAGTTCTTCGAAGAGAAAATCAGTGCTAAGGATATTAATAGACCTAAATTAAATGAAATGCTAGAGTTTGCTAGAAGTGGTGACACAATATATGTTAAAGATTTTAGTAGATTGGCAAGAAGCACAAAAGATTTATTGAATATAATAGATCTAGTAAATAATAAGGGAATAAAGTTAATAAGTTTAAAGGAAAACCTTGATACCACAACATCTACTGGCAAACTAATGGTTACAATGATAGGAGCTATATATCAATTTGAACGTGAAAATACGCTAGAAAGACAAAGAGAAGGTATAGCAATAGCAAAAAAAGAAGGGAAATACAAAGGTAGAAAAGAAATAGATTATCCTGAAAATTGGACAGAAGTTTATAATAAATATAAATGTAGAGAGTTAAAAGGAACTGAAGCGATGCAAGAATTAGGATTAAAGAAAACTACATTTTATAAATTAGTAAAAAAGTATGAAGGTAAGTAATACCTTCTATTTTTTGTGTCATTTGATCCCCCTTTTCATAAAAAAAACGTTTAGTAAGGTATTTTTTTACCCACAGCAAAAATTCAATATTATATAAGAATCCTTAACTTAAACTTATACCATTAACAAGTTTAAGAGTATTTTTAAAATTTGTTGTATAATTCATATTTCGAAAAATATTAGACAAATTAGAAGGATTTTACTATATTTTCTAGAATTATAAACGATATATTAATAAAGTGTTAATATATATTTAAGAAGAAGGGGATTATCATGAATAATAAAAATGATTTTTATGATGATTTATACAAAAATCATAAATATGACGGAGTATATAAAAATGATTATTATAATAAGATAATGAAAAAAGATAAACATAAACCAGGTTCAGTATTAGTAGCTATAATCTGTATTATTTTTGGTGCATTAATATTTATCGGGATTCATGCTTTAATAATATCAGAAAATAACAATAACAATATAACATCTAATTTACAATCAGGTCAGGAAATTACTTTAAAAGATAGTATATGGGTATGTTCATCAAAAGACAATGTTGATAGATTAATAGACTATTCTAAAAATAAAAATCAAGATGCAATAAGTCAAATGGAAATTAATGGAGAAATGAAAACTATTGAATCAGGAGAGAAGGTTACGATAGATGATATTGGGTCAATAGTTAAGTTAAGAGATAGTAATGGAGATATTTGGTACACAGTATATGAATCTTTCAAAAATAATAATTGACTTTAATCTATATAATTGCAGTTATAGGGTAGTCAGTATTAAAGAAATGAGGCAGGATTACTATTATGAAAAAGACAAATGAAAGAAAACAATTAAAGTTGTTAATTATATTTTGTATTATTACTATATCGTTATTTATAACTAGAACACATTTTATTAATATAAATATGCCTTCAAATATTGCAATATATGTAATTATTATTCTTGGTTTAATAGTTATAGATTTTATTGTGCTAATCATGTTGTTATATTATTTTATTAGATATGATATAAAATTAGCATATAAAAGTATAAAGTGTTTTAAATTTAAAAATATATTATCTTGTATAAAAAATATGAAAAAAGGTACAATTATTAGTATATGTATTATATTTATCATATTATTAAGTACAGGCGGTTATTATCATACTAAAGCTAAAAAGGTTAATTTAAGTACGAAGACAGTAATGTTTAAGATACCTTTTAATAAATTGACAGAAGATGAAAAGGATAAATATTTATCGCTACAAGCAAATACTTATATTTATGATAAATTAAAAGCTCCATCAACTGCTGTGTTTTCAGATCCTAATAAATTACATCAAGAGAATGTAATACCAGGGAATCAATCTAATTCATATATTGTAATTGGATATGTGGATGCACAAAATTCTTTTGGGGCAATGGTGAGAAATAATTTTAGTGTTACTATACAAGTTAATGATAATAAATATGATAAAGAATTAAACGGTTATAATTGTAATGTCTTATCATATACCTCTGGTGATGAAATAGATCAATAATGATATAAGAAATATTTTTTAATAAAAAGAATAAACAAAGTTAAATAAAATTAATTTCAAATGGCATTCAGATTGAAGAATGTCATTTTTTCATGTCTAAAAATAAAAACCAAGAAAGGAAGTAGATATAAATGAACGTATTAGAAAGGTTAAAAATAGAATTAAATCATAAAGATTATTTTAAAGATGAGGAATATACGATGTATTTATCAGAAAATAAGTTAACTGCTACAGATACATATGATAAGGGTACTATGCAGCGTAATTTATTATTTACTATTATAGATATACTTGAAGCAGTAGGTAATGATATAGATTTAATGAGAAAGATTGAAGATCCAACAACTCAATTGAGTGTAGCAGAATGTTATAAATTATTAGAAGATAGAATACAGAAAATTAAAGATAGGATAGCAACTTTACCTGATCCAGACAGTGAAGACGATATTTCTAATATTTTTATGTTATTTACATCTGATAGATAGGGGGAGATGCTAAATGAATATATTATTGAATTTTTATAACACAGCATTAAAACGTATGGGGAAAACCTGTATTGTAAATAGTGATAAAAATAACATAATTCAAGGTATTTTTAAAGAGATAGATGATAAAAATAATTCTGAAGATCAAAAGTATTTTATAACCGCAACAACTTTAAAACAGGGAGATATTATAAATTATGAAGATATGAGTTATATAGTACTTACAAAAAATGAAAATATAAATGCTGTATATGATTTATACACAATAGAAAAATGTAATTATGATATTAATTTTGCCATAGACAATGTAATTTTCCCTGAGGTTAGTATAATAACAAATAAATCCTTAGATTTAGAAACTGGACAGTGGGTAATATTACCTGCAAATAAAATATTGATTACTGTACAAGCCAATAGTATAACTAATAATATAAAGGTAGCAGACAGATTTATTAAATTTAAACAGGCATGGTCTGTTGAGGGAGTAGACTATACTAAAAATGGTATTTTAGCCATACAAGCCAAACAAGACACAATACAAAGTGAAGACGATTTAATAAACGAGATTCCAGCAGGAGCAGAAAAATATAATCCTATAATTACTGCTACACCTAATCCACTAAATGTAAATATTAATAGTACGTCTCAAATTACTGCAACTGTTACTGTAAATGGAACAAATGTAGAAAACCCTATATTAATATATACATCTTCAAATAGTGATATTTGTACAGTAGATAATACTGGATTAGTTACTGGAATATCTGAAGGTAATACAAATATTAAAATATCTTATGTAGGATTAGATGATCAAATTTATACTCAAATAATAAATTGTATTGTATCAAATGAAAAACCGCAACATAATTATACTTTAGAAGTGATTCCGTATGATGATAGCTATTGGGATGATGATACTCATGAAAGTATAACAATAAGAGATGGAGATAGTTGTGAATTTAATGCTATATTAAAAGATAATAGTAATATAGTTGATAATGCTAAATTTGATTTTAATATTGATTATAATGGTAATGCTACAAATATATTAGAATTCAAGGTAGATAGTGATACTCAATGTACTGTTACAAATATAAAATATCCATATGTTGTATATTTAGAGTGCAAATATAGAGATGATAGTACTATAATAAATAGGATAAAAATCAATTTAAAAGCATTGTGGTAAAATTAATAAAATAAATAAGTTAGAAGATGAATAGTATACATTTAAAATATTATGTTAATTAAAATAAATGTAAACAAAAGCAGTAATTATATAAAATATGTAATTGTATATAATAAATTAAAATATACATATAATATGAATATCAATTAGCTAGGATAAAATAAGAATAATATATTATTGACAGGATAATTAAATGTGATATACAATACAGGTATATAAATGAATGGACTAAAATCAAATATATCACATCTAATTACACTATTTAAGTGGTTTTGTTTTATAAGCATCAAATTTCCCATGGAGTAAAGGGTATGGAGTTTGATAATGTATTTATAATAAACTGCAATGAGGAAATAATTCCACATGTAAATAGTATTCCAAAATCATTGGAAGAGGAAAGACGACTTTTCTATGTTGCAATTACAAGGGCTATAGATAATCTATATATATATTCAGTTGAAAATATATGTGGAAAACCAAAGGAAGCATCGAGGTTTTTAGATGAACTTTTTCCTAATAAATAA